TTCTTATTATTAGTACTAAGACTATGCGCCGAGGATGTTGTCCACGCGAAAAATTCTGTAGTACTGGTTAGTCTTAACTGCGGCTAAACCATCAGCAGGTGTTGCACCTACGAATGGGTTTGATGCCATTCCATACCTGGTTTTAAAACCAATTTTTGGCTGGAATGTATCTTCACCAACAGCACGTACCATTGTTAATGGAACGTATGGGCAATAGAATAAGCCAGCATCGTATGGATTAGTACCTTTGTAACCAACAGTTACATAGTTAGTATTTGCATACGGGTCTATGTAAACTCTTGTTCTACCGTTCAAAACACCAGCAAAAGTATTACCTGTGTCATCAACATTTAAGTTTGTTGACATTGCAGGTGTATAGTCTAACATACCAGCTGCAGCTAATGCAGATGCTACGTCAGATGAACATATGATAAAGTTTCCTTTACCTCTACGTGTCTCGATTGCAATTCTATTACATTCTCTTTCGATCTGTAATACAAGTCCTTTGAACTTTTCTACTGACCATCTACCGTCTGCATCTGTCTGTACATCGAAGATACCGTTAACAGCAGTGTTAGTCTGTAGAGCACCAGTTTTAGCTTGAGAGTTAATAGTTCTGATAACTTCTCTATTGATTTCAGCTAAGATTTCTGTTGACAAGATGTTTGCCAATTCTGTCTCAGCGTCAAGACCATGAATTGCTTTAAGGTCTTGAGCTAGTTCTAAGCTGTATTCAGCTTTAAGAGCTCTTGACTTAGCAGTCACAGTTGCTTTTTCAATAGTGAATCCCATCTCTCTGAATGAAGACTCTCCAGTTGAACCTAACTTTTCAGCTTCGCCTGTTGTCATACCACCAGCAGCTAATGCTGTTAGTCTGGCATCGTCAGCAGTTGAATCTGAATCAAGATTTGTTACGTTAAGACCAGAAGCGTTATCTGAGTCGTGAGTACCAGCACTGTCACCAGAAAACTGAGTCTCAGCTTCGTTGAATAGTGCTTCTCTATTTCCTGTGGATCCACCACCATATCTTGACTTCATGGCAAAAATTAAGCCAGTTGGTCCGGACATAGGCTGAACACCACAAACGTCATATGCCATTAGGTTTGGCATTGCACGTCTTACAAGTGCGATTAATACTGGATTCCAGTTTGCTACAGATGTTGTTGCATTTCCTGGAGCTGCTTCTGAGATCAATCCTTCTTCTCTAAGAGCGATTTCCTGATTCTCAAGTACTGCAGCAGTCACAGCTTTCTTATGGTGATCTGTAATGGCGCCAGCTGACTCTTCGTTCAGTACTGGTGCCCACTTTTCGATCAATCTATCGTATGATACTGTCATTTTTTAGGACTCCCTATTTATTTGCAGTTTTTTTGATTGCTTTAAGGTAAGATTCCATTGAACCTGTTGACTCAACTAATGGTGAATCATCATCTTCAACAATTTCTTCCTGGGTTTTTGCAGCCTTAGAGAAATATGATTCTTTTAACTGAGCAACTTTCTTTGCGAAAGTTTCTTCGTCATCAAAATCAACGTTTTCTGCTAATGACTTTAGCTTTTCGACTTGAGTTTCAGCCAAATCTTTGGTAGCTTCTCTAATGATAGACTCCCTCTTATATGTCTCTAACTCTTCAGCCATTCTAATTGACCTTTCAGTTGATTCATTGAGTTGTGCCTCAAGTTCTTCAACATTTTCTGCGAGTTCGTCAACAAGATCAACTTTATCCTCTGGCACCTGAATGTGAGACTCAACAAATAAGTCTTTTAACTTATTCATAAAATCTTCAGCAATTTCAGTTCTTAAACCATTTTGGATTGCCAACTTGTTGTCTTCCATCCAGCCCTCAACTACGTAGTTTAGGTAGCTGTCTACTTTTTCCACAAGGTCCTTTTTGGTGCTTTCGATTTCTTCTGAAAGCTCCTCATTATACTTCTCTTCTAATCTGTCAATCTCTGCATTTATTTTTGCATTAATTGCAGCTTCAAAGATAGTTTCTGCTTTCTGCTTGAATTCATCTGACAGTGTAGCTTCTTCATTAACAAGTGCTTTAAGATCATCTTTAAAGTCAACTTCAATTTGAACTTGATCTCTAATTTCTTCTTCTGCAAGTTGATCACCTTCAGCTTCAAAATTTTCGTATTTACCATTATACATGGCCATTAAAGACTGTTTGTTCATACCTTGCATTTTACCAACCATAGCAGCAATAACTCCTGCTTTAGTTTTTGGCATTGGATCTTTCTTAGTGTTGTCACCTTTACGCTTTGGAGCGGTTCCAGTAGCATCACCTGCTTTGTCAATAGAAGCAACTGACTGAGCTTCAGCATTCTTAGGATCGTGAGTTTGCATTTCCAAGATTTCCTCATCGTCTTCTTGGAGTTCCACGTCCTGATCTTCAACTATATCTTTATCAGTCATTTTAGACTCCTTATTTTGATTTTAATAACGAGAGGAAATTTTTAAACTCACGAACTTGTGTCTCATAGAGATCAGCGCGTGGAGCCTTTTTAATTTCAGTCTCCATTCTTTCAATTGTTTGTGCTTCTATAATACCGTTATTCCAAACCCATTCAACACCTTCCATTATCCCATTAACAAAAGCGCTAGGTGCGGATGGATCTTGCACGATGTCTATCGCGTTAAGAATATAATCGTCATTGACGACCATTGCGTTATTACGCTGGCTCAAACTTCCCATACCACGAGTCGATACACCGAAAGTAACTCCGCCATCGAGTAAGCCTTTAACAACTTCTCCCATAGGGGTGTTCAGTATCGATGCTTTGCCCACAATATCATTTCCCTCAAATCTGAGTTCATTGATCTTGTGAGAAACTTTATCTAAATTAACGGTCGGACCTTCAGGATGATTCAGTTCTCCGACTGCTCTTCCTTTTAACACTTGGTCATTATTGTATTTACCTAGTGCCTTTTCCATTACTGGCATTGGATATATACGACCGTTTCGATTCTTAGTCTCTGCTTGTGCAAAGATTCCTTGAATACCATAATTCTTTTTACCAGTTTTCTTATCTTCGGTAATTAAGAATTCAATATCGTTTTCTACAAATTCTGATATTAATTTCATATTAACCTCTTGGATACGCTATCTTGGTTCCTTTAGTTGCTGTCCCTGTAGCAAATAAAGCTTCCTTAGTTTCTTTTCTTATAACTAATGTTTGATTTTCTACTAACTGCATACTACCAATTGTAATAGAACCAGATGCAGAATCTTTTAAAGTTAAAGTTGCGTCTGCTGTTGTAGCTACATATACTGATTGCGCATTGTCAAAGAAATTTCCAGTTGCGCTGTCAAGGGTTGCCGCACTTCCTAAAGGTCTTATTTCCATTACTTCATTCCTTTATACTGTTTCATAAATTCATTTGCAGCTTTCTCAGCTTCTTTTTGAGAATTATAAGCATCCAATCTATCACCATCAATATAAACAACAAATTTATTTTTTTCATTATGAATCTTAACAGGAACGCGATTAATCTTTTTATCGAACACCGGTTTACCTATAGGCTTTCTTCCTGTTAATTCTCTTAGTTGTAAAAAAGTTTTCATGTTAACTATATTTATACTTTTTATGTTTTACACTGTTTCTTCTTCGTCTTCTTCTTCATCCTCTAATTCTTCATTCTCTTCATCATCCTCTAGCTCTTCGATGTCTTCATCATCTAATTCTTCTTCCTCTTCTTCAGCGCCATTATATACTTGATCTGCCATTCTAACTTTTTCTTGATCAAGAAGATCTGACATTTTTATCGTCATAACTTCACCAAATATCTTATTTGCATTATTATAGTCTTTAGCTAGAGAAGCTTTAATTAAATCTTGAATTGGATTTGTTTCTTTCTCTGTGTTTTCAATATTATCGACATTATCCATTATACTGCTCCTTGGTCATTGTCTGGTTCTTGCGCTTGTGCAGCTGCAATTTCTTTTTCCATATTCTTTATAGTATCATCATCCATTAGAAGAATATTCTTTTGTACCCATTGTTTAGAGAAATATTCTCCAACGTATTGTGAAATTTGATCTAAACTTTGTATTTTTTCTCTTAATAATTCTGCTTCTTTTAATTCAGAAAAATGATTGTCTCGAGAATAATCAAGTGTTAATTTATTTTTCCAACTATTCCAATCATCTTCGGTTATAATATTTTTCATTATTAATTGTTTTCTTAAGATATCATAAAATAAATTTGCAAATCTATTTCTTAAACGATCAATAAACTTTTGAAACTTTAATTCATCTCTACTTATTTCAGTAGCTCTTCCTAAAGAAAACTGTTGTTCCTGTTCAAGCCTGTTCATAGGAACATTAAGTGATCTATATAATCTCTTTTGAAAATATATAATATCTTCAATTTGTCCTAAGTTTTCACCACCAGGTAAAGTTGAAATTTCAGTTCCTCGACCACCTTCTCTCCTTGGCAACCAAAAATCTTCGAGCATTGACATATGTTTTCTGTCATCTCTTATTTCACCAGTTTTAGCATCATACACTAACTTATTACGATACTTTGACATGATGTCTTTCATATATTGTTCGGCTTTACCTCTTGGTAAGTTACCCACATCAATATAAAACATTCTTCTTTCAGGAGCTCTTGCTAATCTATAAATTACAAGAGAATCTTCCATCATTCTTAATTGTGTTATAGGCTTAAGAGCTTTATGTAAATAAGAAATAACTTTCTTTCTATTCTCATCTAAAAGTCCAGAAGTAATATAACTTACTGAATCAAGAGTCATTTTTACACCAGCATTCTGTGCTCCTGGTTTCTCTTGAAATATATAAAATTCATCAACCTTTTCAACAAGTTTTGCTCCAGTCAATGGATCTTTTTTAGTTGCAACTTGTTTTACTTTTCTCATTTTTGCAGCATCAATATATCTTATTTCTTGTATACCTGCTGCTAAATTAGATTCATCAACCACTAAATGATGATATAGTCTTCCATCAATATACCATCTTCTAAATATATCATGACCAAGTTCTTTAAAATTTAACATGTTATAAATTTTTTCAAACTCTTCATTTATTTGTTTTTTAATTGAATCACTAAGCGGTACATTATCTAAGTTTATAGCAACTGCTGGTTTTAATTCATTTGCTGTTATGGATTCATTTACAATATCTTCAATAGCTGCATCAGCTTCTGGATGCATAGCACTCCCTCTATACTTTAATATGAGCTGAGCATTATCTTTAGAATCATCTCCATCCATATTAATATAATGACCGTAGTGTGCACCAGCAGATGTTGCAGTGACATATCCGGCGCCGTCGTCGTCTCTTGGCGGAACGGGTGAAGCAAGTGATTTTTTATCCTTTGCTCTTGTTATTTCAAAACCAAATAATTTAATTGAATTTTCTGCCATTTAGAATTCCTTTATAGTAAGGAGGACCGTAGCCCTCCTACTATTTATATTGCCTTAAGTAGTGGTATCTGTATCGTAATATTGATACGCAAACGTTACAGTAAACCTTTCAATCTCATCATTAGTTCCATAATTGAGATCTATAGGTGACAAATCTTGTGGATATGATCCCCTAAAGGTGTACTTCTTAAGTGTATCGCCTGACCTGTCTAATTGCTCAACAAAAAGATCTGCTTCGTATGCGACTGGAGTTGTAAGACCAGTATTTGCACTATGTGCATTCATACCGTTCATCCATCTTTCCATTGCATTTCTAATAGCAAAATCAGTATCATTGATAATTGTGACTGTCCACACATCGAAAGTTCTATCTCCGGCCATCTTTAATTGTCGACCACGGAATGGTACGAGAATTTGACCTAATGTAGATCCAGGTAGCTGAGCGGTTTCACAAAGAAACGATGTCAGTTCTGCATCTCCATTAGCATAGCCAGGAAAGTTTATTGTAGCTTTGAAGAGGTTAGGACGAGCCCCACCACCTCTAAGCTTTGATTTAAAATCATCTACGCCTAATACTGCCATTTTCTACCTCCTAAACTGTGCCAACGACTTCTTCAAAGTCGACACCAGTTCTAACAGCCACAAAGTTAAGTGTAACATAGTTGATAGATCTAGCCGGCTTGATGAAGATACTTGCAATAAACTCATTTCTATCGATCACTGCAGGTGTATTATTAGTTTCATCTGCTACAACTCTAAAGTCTGTGATACCTCGTCTACCTTTTACTTCACGTAATACTGGCTCAACGATATTAACAAACTCGGCTCTTGTAAATTCATCGTTGAATTCAAAGAGTACTTGTTCTGCTGCTCTAGAAATTGCTCTTTCAAGAACTAAAAACAATCTTCTTACATTGATTCTATCAAATGCAGAAGGTCTTGCTAACATAGTTTTATCACCAAATAATATTACGCCAGCACCTGGAATATTTGCAATTGGATTCACACCAGCTTTATAAAGAGTATCTCTTTGAGGCTTTGTTGGTGTAAAAGCTAATGAAGTTATTCCTAGGTATTGTCCTCTTCGTGATCCTGCCGGTGAAAACCAAGGAGCTCTATTTAAATCTGTAGCTGCCATGATTCCTGCAGTTGAAGAGTTAGCAGGT